ATAGGCTGGTGTCCCGCCGATTCTTTCCAATTGCAGTGCGTAATTAGTCTGCAATTTTCCTGTACCCTGTGTTCTAATAACTATGTTTTCATTGGTAATGCTGTCTTTGGTAGTTATCTCGTTGCGATCAACTCCTCCGCCTAACTCGAGATCCCCAACTTCTAGTCTATTGGTAAAAAACTGCGCTATTAGACTATTGTCGACCAGTATAGAAACAGCACTTTCTCCAGTGTCAATTACCGCTCCAGTATTAGCAGTAAAATATGCTAGACTTCCCGGCTGCGTTGATATGTTTGGAGTGACTTCTTTATCTGCAATAATGACTCTAGTATCTTGACTTTGCGGTGCAATGATCTGAAACGTGGGATTATTTAAAATTGCGTCGTCAACATATTTTTTATTTGTTAAAACATCGTCAACTTCGGGATCTCCTGCTGACACTCGATCAAGAATCTCTTGAGCGTAGTCGGTAGTTCCATAGACTTTAACTACCCCAGTACCTGTGCCTATTAGAGTAAGGTCTCCGTTGTCTGTGGCAGAGTTAGTATAGATCCGTTTAAGTCTTAGGTTACTGTTGTCATAGTTGAACGGGCCAGGTGCCGCGCCATTGGCCAATAACCACGAATCTACCGTTTCATCGAACAGCAGTACTGCTGGAGATAGATCGCCTCGATCAATTTCAATACCAGCATAATCCAGTATTACTCCGCTGGGAACACTGGTACGATCTTCTCCATAGTAGTTGATGATAAGAATATTATCTTCAACATTTAAATTAGTAGCTGCAACAGATACAGTTTCCCCTTCAACTACAAGATCTCCAGTGATTCGAACTTCACCGCCAGACGCACCTGGACCAGTGTCAAGAATAATCTTAGCACCTTCTGCGGTCTTGATATTATAGTCGCCGTTGACTCGGAGAAACTGTCCCATTGCTGATTCCTAAATTATAGTGCTGTTAGCTCAATTTGATCAGCTGCACTATCTGCAAAGTTCGTCATGCGCCATGTGTACTTGTTACCACTGAAGTCTGTGATAATTTTTTTAGTAATCTTAGCTACGTTAACTGCTGATGCGTCTGCGCCGCCTGTTAGATAAGCAATAATTTGCATTTCACCGTATGCGCTCGGAGTACCGTTCTTTAGTACTGCTGTTGTATAGGCTGAAGTTGTACCAATGTTACCAATTTGTGTAACTACAAAACTTTTTGCACCGCGTTGTTTAATAATAACACCGTCTGTTCTTAAACTTGCATCATAAAATTTTACAACAATACCTGCGCTATTGTCTCCGCCGCTGTTAGTACCGTATGTTCCGATTACATCAACACCATTTACATCTTTTCTTAATGGACGTCCCATTTTGTTTCTCCTTTAATTTGACGTTCTAGGTCTACTGGGATGGTACCCCGTAAGTTACTTGTTACAAGTACGCTCTAGATACTTTATTTATCCGCGGCTGAGCATTGACATTAGTTCCATCTTTTCAACCGTAGCAACAACTCTATTAATTTCTTCTATTTCTTGTTGTGCCTGTTCTAGGTAACTTTTGCTGTGGGTTTGTCTATGCTTTACTAATGCAATACTATGTTGTTTAATATGAGCTTCAACGATGCGTTCTATATTATTCACATCGTGTGTAAACATTGGAAATCGTTTACGCCAATCTCCGAACTGTCGACGTAGTTTAGGAAAGTCTTGATCGGATTCTATCTGCATACAGATATTTAAGTCAAACAAAAAGGCTCCGAAGAGCCTTTTTGAAGTTGCGTTATACGTGTTACTGATTAAGCAAAACGTAGGTTAGCGGATGTTACATCAACTTTAGCTAGGTAGTCAGCTGCGTTACCTAGAGAAGAAGCTGTATTTGTCAACTCAACATAACCATAACGTGTCATAAATGATACGACTGGTTCGAAAGTTGCTGGGTCAAGAACAACACCACTGCTCATCAATGGAATGTATGGGCAATAGAATGCTGCTGCGTCAGACTCAGAAGATCCTTTGTAACCGATAAGAACATTATCAGTTTCAGCATATGTGTTAACATATACTTTCATTGCTGAATTCAATGTACCAACAAACTTGGTGTTTGTAGGAGCTTCGAATGTACCTTCTGTTGTACGAGCAAATGCGCTTGTAGTAGCAGATTGTAGCAGTGTTAGAACTGTTGGGGAAACAACAGCCCAGTTACCTGCGCCACGACGTGTACGCTGAGCGATCAAGTTAGCAGCACGGTTGATTTGAACAGCTAAAGCAGCATGCTCGTCACCAACGAATGTAGCTGTACCTGAAACAGCAGCTTGGTCGTATGTTAATACAGTTGCAGACAAGTTAGACAAGCTACGTAGAACTTCTTGATCGATCTCAGCTGTGATCTCTTGTGCAAGAGCAGCCATGATTTCTGCTTCGATGTCAATGCCTTGTTGGGCTTGTGCATCTTGAGCAGCTTCAAAAGTCCAGCGAGCTGACAATTTACGTGTCTTAGCTTCAACTGTTTGTTTCAAGATTTGAATGCTTAGTTTGTTACCTGCAACACCTTCTAAGGCAGCTGTTGAAGCTGGCTTACCTGTAGATGCACCAGAATAACCTTCTGCAATCTTGAATGGGCTTAGTGCCTCATCACCAGCTGTTGTAGAACCACCAGTGCTGCCGCTGAATGTATCAGAGTAGCGAACACGTAGAGTATGGATCTGACCAACTGGGCCTGTCATAGGCTGTACACCAACTAGTTCATTAGCAATGACTGTTGGCATTACACGTCTGATCACTGGAAGGATCACACGATTTAGGGTTGCAACGTTACCGGCGGAAGTTGCACCAGCAGTGGCACTTTCTGACAAATACTTGCGGGTATTTTCTAGAGTTGTTGCCATTACGGTACGCTTGTTACCTTGAAGACCTTCTAAAAGGGCGTCTTTGGTTTCCGACCAGCGTGACTCGAGTAGTTGTGACATATAGTTCTCCTTAAACTTTTAGTCCCGCAAGCCTGCGGATGTCAAATATCTCAGCGGTTTTTTCCTCACCACTGATTGGTTGTGCCTGTGCTTTGTCGCCTGTAATTTCTTTGCCTTCTGTTAATGCTTGTGATTTTTTGACTGGAGTTCCGCCATTCATTACTGCTGGTAGATACTTGTCATAAGCTACACGTAGCTTTTCAGTTTGTACTGATTCTAATAGCTCGCCCATAACTGAACGCTTATCGCCACCTAAAGGACCTAACAATTCGCTCATAACTTCCTTGCGAGATGCGCTATCTTTGGCAATGCGTAGTTCAGCTTCTTTGCTTTCTACTAGTTTTTGTGTTTCTGCAACAATCTTTGCTGCTTCTTCTAATTCAGCTTGCTTGGTAGCAACTGCTTTTAAAAGTTTGCTAGTCTCTGACTTTTCATTCAGGTGACTTGCAGCGTATTCGCTTGCGAATGATTCAAAAATTCTACGACCAAAGTCGTTCTTGCGAGCATGTTCAATGTCCTCTTTCAACTGAGTCATTTCAGATTTTAGTCCTTTTGCGACTGTTTCTTCGATGATTTTAGCTGAACGAGCAATAAAATCTTTCTTGACTGATTCAAACTTAGCTTTGCTTTCACGTACTAAACGTACTTTAGTTTCAGCTAGGTCTTTCTTGTCTGAGTGGAATTCTGCGATTTCTTTCGCTAGTGCATCCACAATAAAAGATTCTAATTTTGCAACGTTGCCTGCAACTGCTTTGCGATCTTCGTGTAGTTCTGCCAATTCCTTTTTAAGGTTTTGTAGAACAAATGATTCCATTGTTTTAGCATCATCTTTCATTTTCTTTGCATACTTTGCACGAGCTTCAATTAGTCCTTGGCGGTCTTCTGCAAGCTCGCCTAGTTCTGCTTGTAGGCGATCTGTTAGCATGGCTTCAACAGCCTCTACCATAGCACCTTTATCATGCTCATACTTTTGTGCAAATTCTTCACGTAGTTCAGCAGTAACTTGTTCGCGGTTTTCTTGAATTCTGCCATTCCAAGCTGATTCAATTTCCGATTTAATTTCTTCGGAAATCACATTGTTCTCAAACAGTTGTTTTACGATATCTAGCATGTGATTCTCCTACTGTTAATTGAGTTTAGAGATAATTCTCTTTAAACTCTCTGCTATGTATTGCTGTGCCTTGGGGTCGCCTTGAACTTCTTTTGCTATTCTAAATGCCTGATATCCACCTGTGTTATTCATCAAGTGTTCATATACTGGAGTTGGGTATGCTCCCGGAGCGGAAGGTTGTGCTACTACGTCAACTGTGATAATTTCAAAACCTTGAACATTACCACCGCCATCTACTTCGCCTGAGCCTCTACTACTAACACCCAACTTAACTCCTGACTCCAACATAGTCTGTACAAGCTGACCCATTGGAGTTGGGAGTAATTTTAATTTTCCGTAGCCGTTAGGACCGTCCATCCACATCTTGGTAATCATATGACTAACACGATCTAGATTGATTCTTAAATCCTGAGGATGATCAACTTCACCTAGCACGGAGTAACCGCCAGCGATCTGCTCATTGAGCGTCTTGACAGCCCTGCCAATTTCTTGAGAAGAATAAACACGTTGGTTTGCATTGCGAATGTCGCCTTGAATGCAAATACCGTTTAGATGCAAGGACTTTTTACCATCCTTGCCTTCTTCGCTCTCCAGAACAATCTTAGCCTGGTCGTAACTCAAATGTTCTGCTAGTGTAAGTTTATTCACCGTAGTGTCCTATTATCTACGACCACGGAAAATGCTTTGTGCAGACTTGTCACCGTCGTCGCCTGGCTTTGCTGTTTCTTTCTTGCTGAAAGCTGAACCTGCTTTGCCGCCTGGCACGTTGATGTTACCTGCATTATCTTCTTTAGGCTTGATTTCAGATAGGCCAGCGTGATCGCCACCTTTCTCTTCACCGCCTTTAGCGATATTAGCAGCAGTACCGCCCATATCATTCTTACCTGCTACGATTGATTTAGCATTAGCACCGTTGTCTCCACCTTTTGGTGTAGCAATTTTTTCTACGTACTCACGTACTGTTTCTAAATCTGTATCTTCTTTGGCAAATGGATTACCTTCGCCTTCGTCTTCGCCTTCGTCTTCGCCTTCTTCGCCTTTTAGTTCGTCGAATTTAGCCTGTAGTTCGTCAACAATAGCGTCTAGGTCTTGGAAAAGTTCTTCTTCAGACTTCTCTTCACCTTCGTCGTCCATTTCTGCATCTAGATCACCTTCTAGGTCATCTGTTGCGTCACCACCCATTGGGGGCATTTCGTCATCTGCTTCAATAGCGATGTCTTCAAAATTCTCATCTACTTGGTCTTCTTCAGCTTCTTCATCAGCAGCTGCTTCTTCCATGTCTTCGTCTTCTTCGTCGTCTTTGTCTTCTTCTTCAGAAATTTCAGTTTCGATCAGACCTTCGTAAATCTCACGAGATTTTGTAACTACGTACTCGTGGAATAATTCTTCAGCTTTTTGCTGTTCATCGTTTACTAGATGCTCAAGCATCTGTTGTAACAGTTTGTTATCTGCCATGTTATATTCTCCTATTGTCAAGGCTGTAAGTTATTTAATGCGTAGATTACAAAACGCCGTTAAATGGTAGTTTTTTGATCAATTTGGTCGGAATATATAGTTTCAGGAAATATTCGTTGAAATTCATCAAAAGTGATGTGACTTAGATTAACAAGACCGGGACCTAGTTTATCAGGTATAAATGCTCCGGGCTCTGCTACTCTAAAAAATTTTGTGTGTTTAAATTCTTTAATTACCTTTTCTGTTTGACTTAGCCAGTTACCAAAGTATGTGGCTGCATCTGATGATTTTTTATAGTTAAATGTGTCTGCGTATATGTTGTTAAACTTGCCGTTAAGTCCTTGATAGTCAAAGCCAAAAATGTAAATCGTCTGGTGCCCTTGACTGGCCGCAAACCATAGTGCCGTAGGCCCCGAACTCCATCCTTTGTGTGGACTAAAAAAATTAATATTGTGTTTAGTACGTATACCTTTGTTGGGATTTGTCCATACTTGATGTGTTTTATGCCATCCTGAATCTATAATTTCATTGACCATTTTGACATCAACTGCTACCAAATAGTGTGGATTATATTCTCTATACTGCGCATTGCAGCCGTAGACTACACCCTTGTCTAGCAGAGATTCCGGCCTAAGATTCTGCCTACTAGTGCCGTTGCCTATGACAAATGCAGCATTATTCTGCAGGTGCTGCTTCTTCGCCAACTGGTGTTCCATACATTTGTTTGATAAAACCCAGCTCAGATTCTTGTTCTAATTGATGTGCTTCTGCTTGCAATCTCAGTTGATTGATCTGACGTAGGGTCAGTCGAATTTTTCTAGTGTCTGAACGTTTGACCACAGAACTGTCTCTGTCAGAATCGTATCTGCGATCTTGTGCAAAGTCGTTAGTGGCGTCGTTAAAATGAAAAAATTCGTTAAGGAGCATAATGTATTTATTACTGTGCTGGTGATTCTGCTGGTGCTGCTGCATCAGTAGTTCCTGGTTCTGCTGCGGCAGCTAGATCTTCTGGGGCTTCTGCTTCTTGAGCACCCATGTCAGCAGATAGTCCTCCTGGAGTAATGCCTGCGGATCGTAATTGACTGCCTGCATCAGCTTCAGATTTTAAATTGCTGCCGTTTTCTTCTCTCCATAGACGTTCGTTTTCTTTGATTTCGTCTTCGCTCATGCCTAAGAATCGCTTCATGGCAAACCGTTTGCTGAGATGTGGAATCTGTACAACTTGACTGAATGTAGCAGCACGAGCAGTGTCAAGTTCGCTTTGACGATAGGCTGCAAAGTTTTGTGGTTCGTTAAATTTTAATTCAAACAGTCCGTTATCAATATTAATGCCTTGATGATGTAACCAAAGTTTAAACTCTAGATCAAACACTTCTACAATCATAGACTGTAGACGTTTGCAGTATTCATTGAATCTTAATTCTTGAATATATGCTGTACCTACTTTGCCGTCGGCAACTGTGTTAGGGCTTTCGTCGATAGCTGTAGGCAAGTATGAACTTGGTATGCGCAGAGCGCGGAACAGCTTGTTGGTAAAGTAACGCAGATCTGTAATTTCACCTAGGTTAGTACCGCCTGGTAATGTTTCAACTTTCGATCCACGGCCTTCTGCTGTCTGCGGAAAAAAGTAATCTTCGTTTACACTTAGAGGATTATAACTAGCGTCTATGACGTTGGCTCCACCACCTGTTGAGCTAGGAATACGTCTTTGTTGGATTTCGTTTTTAACA